ATATTATAATAATGCTCTTCTTGCTGTAGAGTCTAACTCTATGGGTGTTTCTACTCTACAGAAACTTAAAGAGATGAAATATGTCAACTTATATTATCAAACCCAAATTGCCAATTTAACAGATGATGATGGCATAAGGTTGGGTTTTAGGACTACAAGTGCTTCTAAACCAGCTATAATATCTAACTTAAAAAATTGGATAGATAGTGATGATATTGCTGTATGGTCTTCTGAAGTAGTGGAAGAGTTGAAAGATTATGTATCAGATGATAAGGGTAAAACCTCTGCATCTAGAGGGGGTACAGATGATACAGTGATGGCTCTTGCAATTGCTGCGGAAGTTTATAGAACACATCAACATAGACTTAGTACAGACAGGGTCGGATTTGAAAGTGTATTTATTCCTGAAAGACAAACTAATTGGATTTAATTATGGCTAAGAAAAACAAAAGAGTAACTGATGAAGAAATCACAAGTATTATAAATGATGCTATTCAACAGGCAGTAGGTAGTTTTACGTCCGGTTCTGAGCTACAAGAGCAAAGAGAGGCGGCTATAAACTATTATACACAACAACCTAAAGGAAATTTATTTCCTCAGGGGGTGTCTAAAGTAGTAACTTCAGATACTATGGAGATTGTAGATTCTTATTTAGCTGTTATATCTGAATTAATGCTGTCTAATCGTAAAATTGCAAAATTCAATCCATCAGACCCTAGTCAAACAGTAGCGGCAGGTCTTGCCTCTGAATTGACGAATCATTGTATTTTTAGTAAGAACAATGGTTGGGTAGACCTTAATACTTGGATTAAAGCAGCTTTATTGTTTAAAAATGCAATTATAAGGTGGAAGTGGGAGGAAATAGAAGAGACCAAAGTAGAGGAGTATGAGAACATAAGTGTACTTGAAGTGGAGTCTTTATTATCAGAAGGTGATGCAGAGGTAGTGGAAATGAGAGTCGGTGAAGGTGTAGACCCTCAGTCTGGAGAAGAGACTTATGAATATGTTTCTATAAGAAAAGAAGTTGATAAATCCAAAGTAACTCTTGAAAATATACCACCTGAATCTTTTATGATTAACAGGGGTGCCACAACTATCCCAAGTGCAACCTTTATTGGTATACAGACAGAGATATCATTATCTGATCTTAGACAGATGGGTTTTGACGTTGATGATGATATTGGTGAAGGTACCGAAGCTAGTTCTTTTAATCAAGATTACGAGTCGTCTGTAAGACAGTCGATTAATGAGATACAACAGAATTATTCTGATGATTTTATGGGGGCTGCTAATAGAGAAGTCGTTGTCACAGAGTCTTGGATTAGAATTGATAGGGACGGTGACGGAGTAGCTGAATTAAAAAGATTTATAACGGTTGGGGAGGAAATATTGCTAGAAGAGTATGCTGATTCTATACCTCTAGCATCTTTGAATCCAATTGAAATACCATATTCTTTTTATGGAATGTCAATAGCAGATGCAACTAAAAGTGCAACTGAGATTAAGACAACTATAACTAGAGGTATGATCGAAAATGTTTACTTGTCCAATTATGGCAGAACATTGGCAGATCCCAATACAGTAGACTTTAGAGCATTACAGAGTCCAGAACCACATCAGATTATTCCAACTAATGGATCTCCGATGTCTTCTGTACATATGTTAGTTCCAGCTCAATTATCACCGTCTACTTTTTCTCTGTTAGAGTTTATGAATACCGAAAAAGAGATGGCTACTGGTATGACCAGAGCGGCTCAAGGGATTAACGAAAAGTTATTTGATTCTGGAAACTCTGCTGGTAAGATTGCAATGGTAGAGCAAGCGGCACAAAAACGTATAGCGTATGTTGCACGCAGATTTGCTGAAACTGGATTTAAAGATCTATGTAAGGGCGTATATGACCTAATACTAGACAATTCAGAATCTATATTAAGAGATTATAGTTATTATAATATAACACCTGAATCTCTAATGCCGTTGGAAAGTCTCACAGTTGACATTGATGTTGGAGCTAATAGTTCTGCCAACACTCAAGAAAATATGATGATGATGGCACAACAAGTGATGCCTATGTTATATCAAGCTAAGGAATCCAAGGGGATTATAAATCCAAAAGCTCCATTTACAATAGCAAGACAATTGTTAGAGTCTATGGGTATTGACAACTGGGTAGATTTCCTTGTTGATCCCGATACACCACAAGGTCAACAGCAAGCCCAATCTGTAATGCAAGAAGCTCAAAAAGAAGCAGAGATGGCTAATAAGGATGAGCAAATGGAGCAGCAAAAGATACTTCTTACTCTTCAGAAACAAATGGCAGACATCCAGAAGAAACAAGCTGATATGGAACTAGATAGAGAGAAGTTTGAGTATCAGAAAAGTAAAGATGCTGCTGAAATGCAATTAGAACTTGCACTTGGAGAACCAACTAAAATTGGTTAAAAGAATTAATAGGAGGATGGAATGGATACAGTTGAACTAGGTCAACATTCAAAACTTATTATAGAAAATAAAGCTTTTGATGAGATGTTTAAAATGGTTCGGACTAATTACCAAAATATGTGGGCTAATACAGAGCCACAGCAAGGGGATCTACGAGAAAGATTATACAATACAATCGTAGCTCTCACTGATGTTAAGAAACAAATAGAGGCTGTCGCCACTTTAGGTGACAATGTTGCGTTTAATAAGGAAAAGGAGGAGTCCAGTGACAAATGATGAAAGAGGTATACTAGAGAATGACCTTGAAACCTATAAAATACAAGAGACAAATATAATGAGAGAGATAAGACCCTCTCGTGGAGGTTTCATGGTTAGACAGCTAGTAGAACAATTAAATGCCCTACAAATGGTTATTGACCGTTTAGAGGGAAAACTTAAAACAGCTAAGGTTACGACCAAGGCTGAAAAATAAAATTAATCTTGGAGGATTGATAAAATGCCAAAAGAAACTACCCAATTGGATGTGAACGAAGGTTTATCTGAAGATGAAATGTTAGGTGCCCTTGCGGATGGCTTTTTCGATGAAGAAGAAGACCTACCCCAGCAAGACGTGGATGACACAGAGGAAGATACAGAGGAAGGTGACGATGCCGAAGTAGACGAGACTGAAGAACTAGAGGGAGATGAGAAGGAAGAAGAAGCAGAAGAATCAGAGGATGATGGTGAAGACCTACCTGAGACTGATTCAGAGGATTCCGAAGAATTAGATTTAGATTATATAGTACCTGTCAAAATTGATGGGGAAGAGTCTGAAGTTTCTATGAAGGAATTAATCCGTGGCTATCAGACAGCAGCTCACGCCAACAAAAAGTCCATAGATGCAAGTCAACAGCTTAAAATAGCTCAAGCACTAGCACAGGAAACAACTGCCCTTAAAGAGCAAAATGCTAAACTCCTTAGCGTTGCCGTAGATGCCGATGAAAAGCAACTAGCGGCATACGACAGGAAGATTCAACAGCTAATTGCCGATGATGAAATGTACGAATTGCCTAAATGGCAAGAAGCACGAAGAGTCAAGGCAAAAGAGATTGCAGATTCTAAGTCTGAAGCTTCTAAACTTGAAAGTCAAGCAATAGAAGAACAAGAAAATACTTATAATGCCAATCTACAAGCTTATAAAGAACAAGCAGTGGAACAATTAAACAGTAAAATACCGGGATGGGAGAAATCCTATGACGAGGTTGTGAACTGGGCTGTAAGAGACCTAGGACTACCTGATTTTGCTGAAGTAGTTGATCCTGATGTAATCGCACTAATGTATGATTACAAAACTCTTAAGGATGGTAAAAAATCTGCCGTTAATAAACGTAAGAAGGCTCCTGTTAAAAGTGTCAAAGCTACTAAATCTGTTAACAAAAATGCAAAGGCTAAAGAAAAAGCTGATAAACTTCGAGAGAAGGTACTACAAGGTGGAGCTACCGAAAATCAACAGGATGAATTTCTGGGGAGTATGGTAGATGGCATGTTGAAGTAATACTTTTTCTTTTTTAATTTAATATTTTTAAAATGGAGAAATTGTAATATGGCAATTTTTAAATCCGAGGATACGAAAGGTAAAAGAGAAGACCTAGCATCCTTTATATCGATGATAACGAGGGACGAAACTCCGTTCCTATCATCTATTGGTAGTAAGAAGGCAACTTCTGTATACCATGAGTGGCAAACTGATGCGTTAGCAGCACCAGCAGCAAATAATAAAGCTGAAGGTCTTGATTTCAGTGCCGCAGATACCCCAAGCTCAACAACTAGGCTAGGAAACTATTCTCAAATCCTTGTCAAAGAGATCAAGATCTCAAAGACTTTGGATTCAGTTTCTAAGGCAGGTCGTAATTCTGAATTTGCTTATCAAATGAAGAAGAAGGGTACTGAGCTCAGACGTGATCTAGAGCATGCGTTAATTGGCACTAGGCAAATTACATCTGGTTCAGGAGTGGCTGATGCAGTTCCTGATAATACTGGACGTACAATGGGTGGAGTTCAATCTTGGATTCCTAAGGCTCACAACTGGGATGCTTCCGCAGGTACCCCAGCGTTTCAATCTGCAGCTGGTGGTGACGGCAAAACTGCCCACACAGCACCTACAGCAGGTACTCACACGCTGGCTTTAACAGATGTTGACGAGGTAATGCAGAAAGTTTACGAAGAAGGTGGAAAGGCAACAGTACTAATGATGTCTCCAAGCAATAAGCGTGCTTTCTCAGTTCTGGCACAAGGTGTCGGTAACACCAGACGTAATCTTGACGAAAAAGGTTCACTTAGACAATCTGTCGAACTTTACGAGTCAGATTTTGGTGTGGTAAAAGTAATTCCTAACTACATTCAGGGTCTAGCTACTAGCGTAGACATCTCTGATGGAGTTGAAGGTACTACTGACGTTATAGTCTATGACCCATCTTGGTGGGCTATGGCTAACTTGCGTGCTCTTCATACTACAGATGTAGGTCAGAAAGGTGACTCTACAGTAGGTATGATAGTTGAAGAAACTACTCTTGAGTGTCGCAATCCAGCTGGTTCTGCAATGATTTCAGGACTAGGGGTAATAGTTTCTTAATTATTAGAAATTAAATACCAATAAGGGGGTCCTTTATGGATCCCCTTTTTTTTATTCGAGTGAGGAAATGATGGAATTTATTAAATATGACTATGGAGCCAATGGTGAGTATATAGCTGAACAAGAAGTAAACACTTACTTAGATTATGCAAAAAAATCTAGATCTGTAAGTAGAGATACATTTTCTAATAAGAAAACTAATTATCGAAGTTTGGCAATAGTTCCCGATATAGTTTCTGTAGATATACTTAATAAATTTGGATTAAATATCCATTCACCCGATAATGATCAAGATACATTATCAAAGATAGCAAAAATAATAAAAGCATATTACCCTAACTTGTTGACGAGTAGTATGATTAATAGTGTAATTAGGAGATAATATGGCATCAATACAAGACCAAGTTACTTTGAGAACTGGTGTAGCTGATTGGCTGAATAGAACAGATTTAACCGATACTCAAATAGATCAATTTATTGAGATAGCCGAAGCTAGACTCTATGAAGACCTCAGAGTTCCCACTTTAGAGGTAACTGAGGCTTTTTCAGTTGCAGTAGCTAATTCAAGTATAACGATACCTGCTGGTTTTATAGAGATTATAGAATTAAAACATTTAAAAGGTGGTACATGT